GTATCTCAATACTCAAATTATATCCCTCGATAGCACACTTCAATAGTTTCCAAGGATAAGGTCTTACTGCATTACGTTTATTGCTAGGATACCTAGCATTAAGCCTATATTCTTCTACGATACTATTTCTTAGCTCATACCATGCTATCAATTCATCTGTAACTTCGAGTTTTTCAAGTATTATCCTACTCGCTTTTATACAAGCTCGTAGAAATTTTGATTGCTCTTGTGAGAGAGTGTAGTAAACACCAGCTTTTTTATTTGCTGGTGTATTAAAAGCTAGTCGCTCATGGTTCATGGTGAGTAGCTTTGTTTCTACTTCACTTCGACCAGTAACTACTACTTCTACTTCTACTTCAATTTCTTTTTCTTCGTTCATAGCTTCTAATAGTGTTTTCATCTTGTGATTCCTTTGTACTGTTGCCAGTACTTTTGTATCACTTCATATTATTTCCTTCTCTGTTGCGTTCCTTCCCGTTGTAAGAAGTACATCGCTATTTCAATAAACTGTTATAAACACACAATAGGATAGCATAAGGACTATGTCAACCTACCTTGAAAAAAGTAACATATAGAATTATTCATTGTAATATATAGAGTTATAAACATTATTATTCTTATCATCTTTACTAAAAAACGGTAAATCGACACTACCTATGAGTCAACACACTGAGAAAATTTAGAAAAGATGGGGGGTAAACGAGCGGACATGATAAGTTGACAGGTAGATATAGGAGGGATAGAGTAAGGGTATGAGTAGACGAAACAGAGTTAAGGAATCGATAGACAAGTTATTTGAATCTGAGATCCGTGGGACACCGAGGTTTGCGAACATGAAGGAGGGGCAACTTGAGGAATTCCGCGGTGGATTTTTAGACTTTGCTATAGTGAAGTTAGGGGCTGAGTTTGTACAGAGCGAGAATGTAGCGGAGCAGCTTATGATCCTGAAGGTATTACTGGATTACAGTGGCAACAAACCGAAGGTAGAGCACAGTGTATTATCGGTAGAGAATCCATATGAGGGAATGACAGAGTTAGAGATGGACATAGAGGAGAGGAGGTTATTAGGTGAACCGATCGGAACAACTAGCGAGACTGAGGAAGCTGAAGGTACAGAGGTGTAAGGAAAACTTCTGGGCATTTTGCAAGACGATATCGCCTGACTTTTACGATGATGAAAGGCCACATCTTAAATTATTATGTGACACATTACAGGCATTTTACGAGGACAGGATCATACGGAATCCTGAAGACAAGGAGTGGAGGATAGTACCGTTTCCAATTTTTGGTGTCGAGGTCTGCGACCTATTATTTATAGAGATGCCTCCGAGGTTTGGGAAGACGAGGACTATTACGTTATGGTGTGCATGGATTTTAGGGAAGGACAATGGGTTTAAGTTCATGTATACTTCTTACAACGATGATGCAGCTGCAGACACTTCTAGGTTTGTACGTCAGTGCATCGACCAGGATAAGACAGATATAGGGAGCTTCATCTACTCCGATATATTCAATGCGAGTCTTCAGGTAGACAACAAGGCTATTAACAAGTGGGCTCTCAAGGGGCAGTACTTCAACTTCATTGCTGCAGGGAAGGGAGGATCTGTTACAGGTAAGGGTTGTAATGCTCTTATTGTGGATGATCCTGTTAAGAATGCAGAGGAAGCACTCAACGATAACGAGAGTGAGAAGACCTGGAATTGGTATCGAGATACACTTATGTCCCGAGTAGAGGAGAAGGGTAAGATCTTGATCAACCACACACGCTGGCCACGTAAGGATCTTATTCAAAGACTCCTGGATAAATACGAGAAGGACACACGAAAACCTTACTACGAGCTTATCATGAAAGCATGGGATGGAGAGAAGATCCTTTGTCCTGCCCTCATGTCTATGTCTACATACCTAGAGAAAGAGCGACTATTAGGTGATGAAGTCTTCCAGGCTAACTATAATCAGAACGTTTCAGATCAGAAGGGTAGGATGTATCACAAGTTTCTCATTCAACACAAGGCTTTAGACGAGGAATCTGTAGGATATGTTGCTGCTTATTGCGACTATGCCGATGCTGGAACGGACTATATGGCTCTTATTATAGGTGCTGTTGTTGCTGGAGAGGAACATTCTATGTTCTTTGTCAAGGATGTTTTGTACACACAGACCGGGGTAGATGAATATATAGACGAGTTCGTTACGATGCTCATTGATTATCACGTTGACTTTTTACGTGTCGAGTCTAATAATGGAGGAAAGGGCTTTGCTCAAAATGTAGAGGAGAAACTTTACAAGAGAGGTGGTGAGGCTGAGGTTGTTGCAGAGTACAACACTTCAAATAAAGAGACGAGGATCAGAACAGGAGCTAACCTTGTACAATCTATCATGGTATATCCACCAGATTGGAAGGAACGGTGGCCTGAGTTCTCTGAACATGTTATTCAATTCCAAAGGGTAGGCAAGAACAAGTTTGATGATGGTCCAGATGTTCTTACAATGGCTGCCGAAGACCTAGAGTATGGAGGTGTTATGATTTATGGCTAAAAGAAGAAGGTTATTCGGTAGAAAAGGGATTGAGGCATTAGATGAAAGAGCTAAGATGGTTGCTGATGTAGATCCTTTTGATTTATCTACTCCTTTCCAGGGGGATCTTAATCAAGGTGGTATCAAAAACAACGTATGGGTGAACATTTGTGTAGAGGTACTGTCTCGCTGTGTGCTTAGAGCTGATTATATCCTATCAGTTAACGGAGTCGAAGGCCCTACACCTTTCGATATCATCTTTGACAATTCAGGGGGTAACTCTCCAGCTAATACGACTTTCCAGAAGACAGCTATGTGGTATCACTGGGAAGGAGAGTTCTTTTGGTATTGGGAGTCAGGTTACAGGATCCCGGAAGAGGTTACTGTCCTAGATCCTAGACGATGTTTCCATTCAATTGATGGACATGGTAAAGTATCCTACTTTTTCGATGATTTACATGGACATATGATCCCACTAACGGACCAAAACTCCCTTCATGTCATGAAACCTAACATCTACAACCCCTATCGTGGGGTCTTTCCTTTGTATTCTGTGGGAACAACGGTACTCAAACAGGACTCTCTCATCAATTCAGGCAATGTAGATGCCCTCAAGAACGGTGCAAACCCTGATGTTGTGCTGAAACATAAGCTACGAATCACAGAAAAGCAAGCAAAGGATGCTGTTCAGTACTGGAATAATGCCTATGGTAGGCAGAATGGAGGCTCAAGAGTAGCTGTTCTTGGTAGTAATACTGATGTTATCCAGTTAAACCTGGACCTTATCAAGTATATGGAGCTATTAGATTGGAATAGAACCACGATCCTTGCAACATATGGTGTTCCTCTCAAGGTTGCGAACGCTGAGACAGGTAAGACTGCTTTGTCTGGTAAAGATTCTAACGAACAGTACCGGGCTCTCTTCAGTCAGACAGTGATCCCTACTTTAGAGTTTTGGGCTGGAGAAATTAACAGACAGTTCTTTGCACGACTCGGACACCCCAAGATCTCAGGGAAGTTTAGCCTAGCGAAGGTTGCCGAACTCCAGGAAGATGAAAACAAGTTATCTGAACGAGAGAATGCAGATATAACAGTCGGAAAGGTAACGATTAACGAAGTAAGAGCAAGACATGGCCTAGATTCTGTGGCTTGGGGTGACTTACCACCAACAAAAAGTACCAATGGAGGTAAAGAATGATAGTTAAAATGCTTAAACATGCGAACAAACCAGTGTATGATATCAATGGAAGAGAGGAAGGAAGACGATTCTTTAAGGATATATCTAAGGATGGAGCTATTGTTGACTCTATTCAGGTAGAAAAAGTCTTCTCTATGCACAAGGTAGCAGAGGAATTAGAGAATGAAATGGTAAAGATCGGCTTCACTTTGTCTGATGGTGGTCTAGATCGGGATGATGAGAGAGTCTTATCTGAAGGATGGGACCTCAAGAACTACTTTAACAACCCGGTTCTCTTGTGGGCTCACGATCATAGTAAGCCAGCTATCGGGATGATGAAGGATCTATCACTAGGTAAGACTCTTGGTGGTAATGCACTCTTCGTTTCTAAAACCATTGACCACTTCGGTTGGTCTATTG